TCTTCTAATATTACAGATGGAGTTTGTTGTGCGTGAAGTCTTGTAACTGGAACAATTCTAAGGGTACTCCAATATTGGTCATAATACGATAATGTATATTTCTGTCTTCCTGCATCTTTGACGTTTCCTGTTATAGCCGCAATCCATCCCTCAAAGAACCGATGCTCCAGCATATCTTGGGCACTACACATAAAAGTCATTGCTACTGTATCGACAATCATATCATTTGCTACTTTAAAAATTGGTCCAAATCGTTTAGCATCAATTGTGCCTACTGATTTGCCCGGGATTGAAATAGACTTACACATATAAGACAGCCGCTTGGTGTTGGCATCTGATGCACCATTATAGAACTCTGGGAGACCAGTTGGTTTATAGAATTCTACACTGAATAGGTTAGTCCTTAGATAGTCGTAATAACTACCGTATGCCTGATTACTGAATTCTGATATCTTCATTTCTATTTACCCCAAACTGATTTCGCCGAGGCACCAACAAATTTCTGATATGGTAAATATATAACATTTTCCCATTCGTTTGCCGGGGCTTCTAAAAGACTTGTCTTTACGTGGCCGTATAAGTATTTATGTATCATCTTGTCAGCCCCGTTGATGTTTTTGACTGCATCCCAACTAATCCTAAAATGTGCTTTATCAGACATTTTCTCTGGGTCACCCTTTTCACTAGCAAACTTCAATACTTTACGTAAAAACTTCTCACGCTCAATAGGAGATAGGTAGTGGAAGTTCAATCCAAGGAATCCATCTTTATATACATCTAAGCATATAATTAAAGGGAATCTATCCCAATAAGGAAGTGTTGCTTTGCCTTTTGCATCATAACCATATGTATACATTCTACCCGGTTTTAATACTGCTCTTTTCCTCATTCCTTTAGCAGAATCACCAACTTTAGTCTTAAACCAAGCGGCAGACTTTCTTGCTAACTTTGCCTTAGATGGCCTCTTAGTGGCAGTCATTTGAGAAGCAGTTAATTCTGCCCCAATGCCTCTTTTCGCCATCTGACCAGTCTTGCCAGTGCGTCCAATTTTACCCCATTGCTTTCCGAGATAACGATATTTCTGTCCATCACTAGCGACCTTTTCGGTCCCTACTGCTATTTGAATCAATTTTTTTGCGACTGCTATTGCCATATTACCTTACCAGATGGTCCTCAGTGAGTATTTTAAACTGCCATTGTCTGTCTTCACAAAAATCTTTGCAGTGTTCCCATTTTGCTTCATTCACTTTCCACACCTTTAATTCTCTTAGATAACGATATTTAGATTTCGCAGTTTTGCCCATTACTGGAGCCGAACACTGGCTCTTAGGTTTAACTTCTATCACTATGTTTCTAGTATTACCGCCCTCTTCTAATACTTCCATCCAGAAGTCAGGAAAGTATCTATGCACTTTGCCGTCAACTGGGCTTACATATGGAATTACGAGTTCCTCGCTGTTCCATTTGATTACCTTTACACTCGTATCAGCATACACCATAAAACGTCTTTCCCAAGATGACCTATATACTACATTATCAACTGCACCAACGTATTTAGAGCGATTCTGAACTTTATACTTACCTTTATGTGCCATCGCTATTATTTATATAAATAGTTCAAAGAGTCAATAAGGAGAAACATAAGAGATGTTTTTTACCCTTCAACTAGCAGAGGTTCAATAGAATGGCAGGCATAAAAGTAAACGTAAGCGAAGGTGGAGCCTCATTGTCCATAAGTTTTGGTGGCGGTCCGAAAGGATTCAAATTTCCTCTAGAAGACATTTCTGCTGGTAATTTCTGGACTAAACTTACAGTTAACTCCTGGACACCACTTACACCGACTTCTCCCCTTGAACAACAGAACCACGACTTAGCGGTGTATAAAATCGCTGATATATGGTTACCTATGCCTCTGAATTTGGGTACTGCATATAATCAAAACTTTACAGAAACAGAAGATGTTATGGTCAATCGAGGACTAACTTCACAGTCTGCGAGTATAGGTAGTACAGTTGCAGATGCTGGTGTTTCTACCTTTAATGGAATAGCCCAAGAAGTGACCAAAGCAGGCGCAGGTCTCACTGGTATGAATGCTTCTGCTAAAATGGCTAAAGGTTCTATAGCGAACCAACAAATGGGATTAGTGTATGACGGAGCATCTCTTCGGGCACATACATTTTCTTGGAGAATGACTCCTAAGAATCCAGAGGAGCAGAAAGCAATTGAATCTATTGTAAGGGCTTTGAAAGGCTTCGCAACTCCTGCCACAGCAGGTATGTTTGGTGGAGAAGTACAAGATAGCAAAGAACAAGCAGGAGCAATTGCCAAGTTTGCGACAAATGGTAATGCGGGTCTGAAGACCGGTTTAGCTGGTAGCGACAAAACTGTACTACGAGCAATCGGAAGATTAGGAATACCGCCAACGGTATCTGTAGAGTTCTGGTATAAAGATGCAATCAATCCGCATCTATTTAGGATTAAAGATTCATTCATATTAAGTGTTGATGTAAACTATACTCCAACAGGAACTTGGAATGCGTATATGGACGGTGCTCCAGTTGAAACTCAACTGACACTAAACATCAAAGAGACTTCTATTGTTACACAAAGCGAAATTCAAGGAGGATTCTAATGAAATATTCTTCAACTCTTCCTAAGTTGACTTATAATGGAGTCACTATTGCAGATATCACCCATAGAATAGACTTGTTGGCTAGCGTCACTAAATATGAGGCACTATACTACACAATAAGAATTACAGAAGATATGACTCCAGAAAAAGTGGCACAGGCCGCATATGGAGACCAAGATTTGTGGTGGATAGTATGCACTATTAATAAAGTTATTGACCCATTCTATGATTGGGTAAAAACAGAAGCAGAAGTATATAGATATGTTGATTTGGCATATCCAAGTAGAACTGGAATTCATCATTGGGAAGACCAAGAATATGCTCAATTTGAGGAAGATAGTCCAGAGAACGATAGAGTACCTATCACAAATTTTGATTGGGAAATCTATAAGAACGACAAACTAAGAAATATCTTTCTACTCAAACCAGAAAATATTCCTAAGATTGAAAAGGAATTTAAGGCGTGGATGAGAACGATTAAAAAACAAGTACAGGAATAATACATTATGGCACAAAGTAGTTTTGAAACATTACAACCAGAAGCAACTTCTAACTGGAATGCTGAATTCTTTAATATGGAAGGAGAAGGCATTGAGATGAGTAGCATCATTGACCAATTCTCTATCTTTGAATCCATATATAATAACTGTATGTTCGGTGATATACTACTCAGAGACGGAACTGGATTTGTTGAGGCTCAAGGTATTGTGGGTTCTGGTGAAGAGAAAATTCTATTTGAAATATTAACTGATAATCAGACGATGGGCACGAGTGCTAATCTAGAAAAAGAATTCAGAATTAGTAGTATAAGTGGTGGTAGCAGGAACGACAAGTTTACAACATATCACATTGGAGTCACATCACCATATCTATTCGTAAATAATCAAAAGAAAATTAGTCGCTCATTCTTAAAAATGACTGCTTCTGAAATAGTTGATTATGTTGGGGTGAAGATTTTGAAGTTCGGTACCTTGGGCGGCATTGCTAAAGAATGGACTGAATTGAAAACGACCCCGTCACTACACGAAAAGAATACTGTAGTGCCAAATTGGAATCCTTTCCAATTGATTAATTTTCTTGCAAAGAATAGTGTTTCGGCAGACGGGGCAAGTAACTATTTATTCTTTGAGAATAACGATGGTTTTAAATTTATGACTGTCGATGAGATGAAATTAGAAGAACCTAAACGAGTATTAACCCTAAAAGATATGCCTGTTAAAGTACAACAACACGGGAAAGGGATATCTGTCGATGGTTCTATGATGGAAAAGTATCAAGAAGTACAGAGATTTAATATTCCTCTGGCTCAAACTAGTGGTTCATATGCTAGTTCTATACTGACACATAATATTTTACAGAAGAAATTAGATAAATATACAGTAGAGTATGATGGCGAAGCAGACAAAGTATTAGCAGAAGGTATTGGTTATAACGGTCCTCCTGGAAAGCCATTTAAAGATTTTAACGTAGACCAACATACTGGGTTTATGAGTGCGAATTACTTGTATGATATTCACGATAAGGGCGAGAAAAGCCATTATCCTTTATATGATATGAAGAGAACAGAATTGAGAAATACCGTAGTCAAGTTTGACATTCCAGGAGATTCTAATATCTTTGCGGGCGATGTAGTGATACTACGAATACCTACTCAGTTGAGACAAGGAAAAATTTCTGAAGACCAATACTCGACAGGTGCTTGGTTAGTAACTGCAATTCATCACAAAATTAACAATGATGGCTATTGGATGACACTAGAATGTATGAAAGATGGGTTCTTCTCAGACCCAGCAATCACCATTCCGTCACGGGCTTAGGGAGATATATTATGCAATTTATGGGATTTGACGGATTTATTTGGTTCACGGGTGTTGTAGAGGACAGGCGAGACCCTATGAAATTGGGAAGAATGAAGGTACGTATTGCTGGACTTCACACAGAACAGAGAACTTTGGGTGAAGATGTCGGCATTCCCACTGAAGATTTACCGTGGGCACATCCTATGCAACCTATAACTAGTGCCGCAATGAATGGAATTGGAACAACTCCACTTGGATGTGTTGAAGGAACTTGGGTAATAGGATTCTTCAGAGATGGTGAAAACGCACAAGAGCCTATTGTAATGGGAACATTTGGTGGATTCCCTATGGAAGCCCCAAAACCGGTCGGATTTAATGACCCCAATTTACTTTATCCAAAAGCCACACATTTGATTGAGCCAGATACACATAGACGAGCAAGAGTAGATTTTAAGTCACCACCTGATATGGAAGTTGTTGACTCAAAACCAACTCCTCTTGATACTGCTGGTGGTCGTGTTGAAGATATGGCAGTAGGCATTGCACTTGGAGCCACCTGGGATGAGCCAGAGAATCCGTTCAAAGCAGTGTATCCATTAAACCACGTAAGAGCAAGCGAGAGCGGTCACGTAGAGGAATGGGACGATACACTAGATGCAGAACGCCTTATGAAATGGCACAAATCTGGTACATTTGAAGAAATACGAGCAGACGGAACTAAAGTCACAAAGATTCAAAAAGACAATTATAAGATTACATTAGGAGATGATTATATACACGTTAAGCCCAATCCTGTTGATGGACTAGGTGGAAATATGTATATAACCGTTGATGGTGATGCACATCTACAAGTTGATGGCAACTTGAACACTCACGTTAAGGGAAATGCTACCACACAAATTGATGGAAACTGGGCAGTCACTATTGGTGGCAATACAGATATTCAAACTGGTGGAACGAAATTAGACCAATCGGGTGGAGTACATACAATCAAAGGTTCAGTAATTCACTTAAATCCATAGGAAAATATATAATGTTTGAAGTAAATGAAAAGATGAAGATAGAAGTGGTTACAGATATCAAAGGAAGAAGGGCAGTTATTATTGATAATTTTTACAAGAATCCTGATGAAATTAGGGACCTTGCATTATCTTTAGATTATGTCAGTTCAAGAGAGTTGAAGGGTGCATTCCCAGGAACGAGGGGAATTGTAAACACTCCAGAAGTAAAGGAAAAGTTAAACGCCGTATATTATCATCTCTGTAAGAATTACTTCGGAGACTTTAATGAAGAGAAGTTTAATGAGAATTGGAACAATCAAATATTCTTGTTGAATGTTTTAAATGATTCTCTCTTAAAGGAGAATCCAATAGGAATAATCCCTCACCAAGATTATTGTGAGAGTGACCCAGGACCCGGCTTTCAGTTTGGAAGTGTGGTGTATTTAAATTCTCCAGAAGAATGTGCAGGTGGTACAAATTTGTATAGTCATTTTGGAGAAATGAGTCTAAAAAACAACTATTCTCCACAGTGGCTGATAGACAAAGAAGATGAAATTGATGATGTAGAGTTTGAATATATTAAATCCAAAGTTGATGGTGGTAAGCCATATACTTGTGAATACGGAATAGAGATGAAAT